GTCGGTGCGATACGCCCGTCCTGGCAGGGCGAGCCACTCTGACCTACAAGGAGCTCATCGCAGACGAGGTCATGGTCATCGCGGATGGCCCCAACCTCATGAAGCGCAACGAGCACTACACCGAAGATGAATTCCGCAAGGACCGCATCGTCTGCTACAGCCGCATCGTCACGAAGACGGTCAAGCACTACGCTCCCACGATCGCTCTGGGTGTGGCTTCGGTCGCTGCCTTCTGGTGGAGCCACTCGATTCAGTCGAAGCGTATTGCGGGCCTTGCGGCGGCATACACCGCTCTGGATACCTCCTACCGCAAGTACAAGAAGCACGTTGCTTCAGTCATTGGTGAGGAGTCGATGAAGAAAGTCGAGGAGAAGATCCTTGACGACGTCGTATTCACGGATGAGCCGTTCGAGTACGACAAGATGGCTGAGTCCGTTATTCCGGAGTACTCGCCTTACGCCCGCATCATCGATGAGACTTCCAGCGTCTGGGATCCCTCGGATGATATCACTGAGCTGAACCTCCACGCTCAGCTCAACTACATGAACGATATTCTCCGCACTCGCGGATACCTGTTCCTGTCCGACGTCTACGACGCTCTCGGTATCCCGCGCACCCCTGCTTCGCAGGTTGTGGGATGGCTCTGGAAGAAGGGCGATGGAGACCACTACGTGTCCTTCGGCGATATCGAGGGTCACCGCATCAAGTTCTGGGATGACTCTCGCCGCCGTGAGGTTGCCAATTACCTGCTGGACTTCAACGTGGATGGAGAGATCGTCAATGAAATCTGAAATCTTCATTTCCTTTGCAGCCGGTCTCGTCACCGGTGCCGCAGTCGCATATCTTCTGATCACCGATCGTCTTCAGCGTAAGATGGATCAGGAGCTCGCTGAGCAGGAGAAGGAGTATCGCGAGAACATCGACTACATCACGGAGCTCCACAATAAGGAAGAGCTTCGTGGTCGTGACGAGCGTCCTACAACGGTCGAGCCCGGTGTTAAGGAGATCTCCGACTTTGAGATCCTCGATCCGCAGACCTTCCAGGAAGGAATGCTCGGCTACGAGTTCTTCGAAGTTGACTGCTACGTCAACGATAATGTGGTGGCCGACGATAACGGGAACCGAATGAAGGAATCCGCCGAAGAGCTGATCGGTTCTGAAGCCATGAAGAGCGGTGGCGCCTATGGTGCCGATCCTCATGACGTTTTTGTGAGGAATCACAAGCTTCGCATGGACCTTCATGTGCATCTTCTCGATAGCGACTGGGTTGAAGATGTCGACTGGCCAGGGTACTACTACACTGGAGACGACGATTCAGAATGATGACCGGAGAGGGATATTTCGAATACCTTCTCCGACTTGTCGGTGCAGATTACCTTCGCGATCAATGTGAGGCCCTTCATGAGATCGCATTTCAGTGGTGGATTCCGCTGGACGGTAATCTTGAGTCCGATGGCAAAGCACTCCGCGATTACTACGAGTACGAGACTGGTTACGTATATGACGGTGACGACCCGATTTACGCAACCATGCTCGAGGTTCTCGTAGCTCTCGCTGGCAAAATGGATGCGACTATTGGTGGTAGGGACGACACTCCTGCCACCGCGTTTAGGGTTCTGATGAGGAACCTCGACATTGACTACAATACCGACAGCGAAACCATTAGCGCTACGGTTTGCGATATTGTAGAACGGAATTACGACCGGTTTGGCCACGGTGGTATATTCCCGAATCGTCGAGGCCTCATCGACCCGGCGCAAACGTCGCTTCTTGACCAGCTATCCATGTGGTGCGTTCAGGAGAAGTATATTATCTAGGAGAAGCAGTGGATTTCGTTACCCCGCGCCAGCGGGCTTCGAAGAATGGGGTTGTGGAGATCTACCCCGACTTTAGGGTCGCAAGGTCTACCGATATCCTCGTTCAGGGAGGCTCGTTCGTAGCTGTGTGGGACGAGGAGAAGGGTCTATGGAACACGGATGAGTTTCGAGTAGTCGAGCTCATCGACAAGGAGCTTCGTGATTTCGCGAAGACTCTCGAGGGTTCCTATCAAGGCGGTACGCGGTTTCAGTTCCTGGGGGATTACTCCTCTAAGAGCTGGACCGCTTATCGCAACTGGATTTCCTCCATGCCGGACACAGTCAGGCCACTGGACCGGAAACTCACCTTCGCGAACACTGAGGTGCGGAAGGAGTCCTACGCGACTCGCCGTCTGCCCTATGCGCTCGCGGAAGGATCTCATGACAATTGGGATCGTCTTATTTCCACACTGTATGACGAAGACGAGCGCCGTAAGATCGAATGGTCTATCGGTGCTGTTGTCACGGGTGCCTCACGTACTCTGGACAAGTTCGTTGTGCTGTACGGCAAGCCTGGATCTGGTAAGTCGACACTCATCAATATTCTGATGCAGCTCTTCGAGGGCTACTACACAGCATTTGATGCAGCGTCTCTCGCCAAGTCCAACAACGCGTTTGCCGCGTCGGCATTTAAGTCGAACCCGATCGTCGCATTCCAGCACGATGGTGATCTGAGTCGTATTGACGACAACACTCAGCTTAACTCGATCATTTCTCACGAAGAGATGCAGGTTAACGAGAAGTTCAAGCCCGTCTATACGACTCGGATCGACTCATTTCTGTACATGGCTACCAATAAGCCGGTACAAATCACAGATGCCCAGTCTGGCATCATCCGACGTCTGATCGATATTTCACCCACCGGCAACAAGATTCCTCCTATGGAGTATCGCGAGCTGATGGACGGAATCTCTCGAGAACTCGGCGCCATTGCATATTACTGTGCAGAGGTCTTCGAGAGTCTCGGCAAGACGTACTATAAGGACTATCGTCCGATTCAGATGATGTACAAGACTGATGTGTTCTACAACTTCGTGGAGGACTCATATTTCGAGTTTGAGAGCGCCGAGTACGTGACTCTTAAGGCTGCATATGAGACCTACAAGCGATATTGTGAGCAGGCATCTGTCCAGTACGTACTTCCGCTTCACCGATTCCGTGAGGAACTGAAGAACTACTTCAACGGATTCGAGGAACGCACTCGAATCGAAGGTAAGCAGTACCGAAGTGTGTATTTCGAATTCAAGAAAGACAAGTTCGCTCAGGCAGAACTCATTGAGAATCCTGAATCGAAGTACACTATCGAGCTGACGGAATGCCCCAGCGTCATCGACGAGCTATATGCGGATTGCCCTGCGCAGTATGCAAAGGACGGCAAGCCGGCTAAGCGATGGGATGACGTTACAACAACTCTGAAAGACATCGACACAACCAAGGAGCACTATGTTCAGATACCTGAGAACATGGTTGTTATTGACTTCGATCTTAAAGATCCAAGCGGTAACAAATCTCGTGAGCGAAACTTGGCAGAAGCGTCCAAGTGGCCTCCGACATACGCCGAGACCTCCCGTTCCGGAGGAGGAATTCACCTCCATTACCTACTGGGAGACCCCGAGCTCGAATACGCTAAGGAGTATGCTCCTGGAATCGAGATCAAACGATTTACCGGCAAAACCGCCCTCAGGCGTAAGTACCTGGTTTCGAATGGAATGTCTGTCAGAACTGCTCCGGATGATCTCCCTCGGAAGGCTCCGAAAGTGATCCGAGAAGACGTAGTCAAGACAGAGCAAGGTCTTCGAAACCTTATTGCTCGGAACCTCCACAAGGAGATCCATCCCGGGACCAAGCCTTCGGTGGAGTTCATCAAGAAGATTCTTGATGACGCTGCGGAGAGCGGCCTGGTGTATGACGTCACGGATGCGAGGAATTCCATCATTGCGTTCGCGATGCGATCGACACACCACGCTCAGTACTGTTTGAAGCTGGTCCAGCAGATGAAGTTCAAGAACGACTCGGAAGAGCCGGTGGCTCCTGTCGCTGACGGAGACATCTATTTCTTCGACATCGAGGTGTTCCCGAATCTCTTCGTGATCTGTTACAAGAAGCGTGGTGATAAGAACAAGATGCGTCTTATCAACCCGACCGCGGAACAGGTCAAGACACTGCTGGGCGCCAAGTTGGTGGGCTTCAACAACCGTCGCTATGACAATCATATTATCTACGCGGCAACGTTGGGGTACAACAACAAGGAACTCTACATGGTCTCGAAGAGGATCATCGACAAGAGCCCGAACTCTTATTTCTCCGAGGCGTACAATGTCTCGTACACGGACATCTACGACTTCTCCTCGAAGAAGCAGAGTCTGAAGAAGTGGGAGATCGAGCTTGGCCTGAAGCACCAGGAACTCGACCTTGACTGGGATCAGCCGGTCCCGGAAGAGTTGTGGGACACGGTGGCGGATTACTGCGACAACGACGTGGATGCCACGGAGGCAGTATTCGAGCACCTCCAGGATGACTGGACTGCTCGTCAGATGTTGGCCCGTATTTCCGGGCTCACAGAGAACCACTCCACGAACTCTCACACCTGTCGAATCATTTTCGGCACGGAGAAGAACCCTCAGAAGGATTTCGTCTACACGGATCTTTCCGAGATGTTCCCGGGATACCACTTCGACGGTTTCAAGTCCACATATCGTGGAGAGGTGACTGGCGAAGGCGGCTATGTCTACGCAGAGCCTGGTATTCACCACAATGTGGCTCTACTGGATGTCGCGTCGATGCATCCGACCTCGCTTGAGCAGCTGAACCTGTTTGGGCCCTACACCAAGCGATTCAGTGACATTAAGAAGGCACGTATCCTGGTGAAGCATAATGAGCTCGACAAGCTCGAAGGTCTCTTCGATGGAGCGCTCATGCCGCTTATTCAGGAAGGTGTCGACACGAATGCCTTGGCATTTGCTCTGAAGATCGTTATCAACTCTGTATACGGTCTGACGAGCGCCAAGTTTGACAACCCCTGCAAGGATCCGCGTAACGTCGACAATATTGTCGCGAAGCGTGGAGCCTTGTTCATGATTGACCTCAAGCATTATGTGCAAGAGGAACTTGGTTACACCGTCGCTCATATTAAGACGGATTCAATCAAGATCCCAAATGCCACGCCTGAGGTTATTCAGGCTGTCATCGACTTCGGTAAGAAGTACGGCTACGACTTCGAACATGAGGCGACATATGATCGTATGGCCCTCGTGAACGACGCAGTCTATATTGCCAAGTACGATGAGGAGCACGGTGGTGGTTGGACAGCCACGGGTGCTCAGTTCGCCCATCCGGTGGTGTTCAAGTCCTTGTTCAGCAAGGATGAGATCACGCCGAATGACTACGCTGAGACTCGAGCAGTTCAGACTGCTATCTACCTCGATTTCAACGAGGCGAACCCTGATGACCATTACCTGCATTTTATTGGTAAGGTCGGTCAGTTTGTACCCGTCAAGCCCGGCTGTGGAGGTGGTATCGCTTTGCGCAAGAGCGCTAATGGTGATATCAAGGACGCAGTCAATGGTACGAAGGGATATCGTTGGAAGGAGGCGTCAGTCGTTCTGGGCCTCGACCATATCTCTGAGATCGACACTCGGTACTCCGAGGATCTCGTAGAGAAGGCTCGAGAACAGATCGAGCAGTTCGGTTCATATGAGGAGTTTGCAGCATGACCTCATTCATCCTCATGGGAATCACAGCCGCCGTTACGTGGGCTTTGACGAACGCATATTGGGCCGATCGAAATCAAACAGAGATCACCGATCTCTGGACTGCATTTTACAAGGAGATGCAGCAAGTTCGCACGAAGGAGCGTACACGAATTGAATCACTACGAGCGTCAGAAGGAAGAGCTTCGGACTCTGCACGATCAGGCTCTCGATATGTTAGACGAATTCGCAAATGAGTACCATATCTCTGATGGTACCGTCTTTGCCCTGAAGGGTGATTTCGAACGCGCATTCCGAAAACTGTCCGAGATCCACCACAACAAGGGCGAAAACAATGGGGACTACGCACATCCAACAGTTGAGTGACGGATCTATGTGGCTAAACTCGGGTTGGCACATCTACCCGATCGACTTCGAATCTCTCGGAGTCAAGCGCCAGGTCATCGCTGAGAAGAAGACCTGTAAGCACGCACGCTACGTCAAGGAGACGTACGAGCTGTCTACGGTCCGATCTCGCAAGGGTAATTCTTACCCCACTCTCATCCATCGACGTAAGTCCTACAACACGCATGGCCGTCGCGATGAGCAAGAATCCATCAACCGCTGCATTTCAGCGCCCCAGACTGAGGACGAAACCCTCACTCGATTCCTGGATACCGCATTCCAGGTCACATTCACACGATAATCTACAACTCACGGAAAGAGGCCTATCATGGCAAACCCCCGACTCGAAAACATTGTCCTGTCCGACACCCGCATTTTCTTCAGGAACTTCAGCGGTCAGCCCGACAAGTATAACCGCACGGGAGCTCGTACCTTCGCTTGCGAGGTTCCGGCGGAGTTCGCAGCACAGATGGAGGCTGACGGTATCAACGTCAAGTACTCCAAGGATGTTGACGGCAACCCTGACCCGGAGCGTCCTTACATCGCTGTTAAGGTTCGCTTCGACGTCAAGCCTCCCAAGATCTTCATGGTTGAGGACGGTGTCAAGACCCTACTGTCTGAGGAGACCGTCGGTGTCCTGGATTCCGCGGATATTGTCCGTGCGGATCTGGTGATCACGCCTGTCTTCTACGACGTGAACGGCAACACCGGTTTCTCGAACTACTTGAAGACCGCGTACATCACCATCGAAGCTGACGAGTTCGCATCTCGCTACGCCGACATGGAGACGCGATGAAATATGTTGTCTGGTACGACGTCTGGCTGAAGGGCGGGGAGAAGGACACAAGTCTTCCTTCTCGCCCAACGGTCTGGACTACTTTCGACACTGCGAAGGAAGCCCAGCAACACGTCGCACGTCTTGCTAATCGTGCATTTCTAGATGGTCGAACCATCTCAATTACTATTTCCCCCGAGGAGTACCATGGATGATATCCGATGGAATGCCCAGGTTTGTCATGGCAATGACGAAGACGGGTATACCGAAAGCGCGGTCACATTCGACACGCGCGATGAAGCCCTCCAGTTTGTCGAGGATTACCTCGAGGAGCTGGATACCGCTTGTGAGACGCAGGCGGCCAACAACGGCGTTATTCGCATCTGGAGTAGCGCTGCCAACCAACTGATTGAACTGTAGGAGGTTCACATGGCAATCATGAATCAGGTCAAGGAACTCGAGGACGGCACCGTTACCGTTCCGATCTTCGACGCGTCCGTCGTCGATGACCTGTTCCGACCCCGACTCGCAACGGTTGACAAGATCGGCTTTGAGGTCAGCTACCGTCGAGAGCTTGGTCATGAGTCCGGTAGTGACTACCACATTACCATCTTCATCGGTGACCGTCGAGTCGAGACGACCGACCCCAATGATATTGTCTTCGGTACGTGGTACCCGCGTGGAGGCAAGGGTTGGGCAGAGGCGCTTGCTCAGCAGGGTAACAACCGTTCCGAAACGATCCTCAAGATTCTTGGGGTCCCCGATTACCTGCAGACCGCAAAGATGGGCACGCCGGCCTACAACGAGCTCATGAAGGGGTTCAAGACCGACTCCCTCTCCACTTCGCCAGATGGACCGATGTGATCTGAATGGCTCTGCATCTGCAAACCTGGATCAAGAAGTCTACTGGAGTCGATGTCGTGGAAGTCTCGCTCGAGGACTTCACCGATATCGTGGGGTGGGTTGGTCAGGGTGGCCGACTCACCATTCAGAAGTCAGGCCAGACACTCGTCGAGGTCTATGTCAACGGTGAGACCGCCTCTGTGGGGAGCCTCATTGTCAAGGATGGTGAGAACTTCTACATCACCACCGAACCCCAACTCAAGGAATTCTACAACAAGAAGTGACCAGAAAGGTCCGAAGAAGCATGTCTGTTCGTTACATTTTCCCCAATCATCCGTACGTAGGTTACAGTCTACACGACGTCGACTGGATTGCTGAAAATCTTGCAGAAGGGTGGCATATCGCTGCCCTCTGGAACAACGTTGACGGCAAGGCAGTCGTCGAGCTCGTCAAGATCTACAACGAGGATGAGTGCTGGCATTTCTTCCACAACCCGGAAGAGCAGTGGCTTATTCTCACGGAAGACGGTGTGCCGTTCGATTTCTTCGAATCGCAGACTGACATGGAGGTGGCCGCTCTAGAGATGGCCAACTTTCGGAAGGTGTTTCTGAACAGCCTGTTCGGATCGAACTGTCTTCGCGACTGATATTCCTTGGCCCTAGGCTCTCTGGCATTGTTCAGGGAGTCTAGGGCACATGGGTTCTCTTTTTTCGAAGGAGTTATGATGGGTTGGACAACTCATTACAAGTACACAAACCTCCAGGCACATCCCGACGGTCGGGTTCGTCTGACTGATTCCCTGCGCGAGCTTCCATATCAGGATGTCAAGGGAACGCGCTATGTCAAATTCCGTTACCAGGGTCGTGTGAAGACCAAGACCGTCGCGTCGATTGTCTTCGAGACATTCCGTAAGCGACCTGTGGGTGATGGAATGCTGGTTTGTCATAAGAATGGGGACTGCACGGACAACTCGATCCAGAATCTCGTACCGGGGGATCGTGCGTATTCCAGGCAGTCATATGCACGGAGGGACGAGATGATCCTGGTTGACTACGAAGATGAATTCGAAGTATTTTTCGACAGATTGGTTGACTGATGGTCAAATTACATCCACACCAAGAAGAAGCCTTAGAGCGCCTTAAAAGTGGCAAGGTGCTCGTTGGTGGTGTGGGATCGGGAAAGTCGCTTGTAGGCGCTTCCTGGGCCCTTAAACAGCCTAATTCCGGGGGTATTGTAGTGATCACTACAGCACGGAAGAGGGACAGCCTTGAATGGGTTGGGGAGTTTGCGATGGCAGGCTCCGGAATGGAAGGAATCACGGTTGATTCATGGAATAATATTGCTAAGTATTCTGATGTTCGCGATAGTGTGTTCATTTTTGATGAGCAGCGAGTAGTCGGAAGCGGCAAATGGGTCAAGGCATTTCTCAAGATCACGAAACACAACAAGTGGATCTTGCTGAGTGCTACCCCTGGAGATACATGGTTGGACTATGTGCCTTTATTTCTCGCGAATGGGTTCTACAAGAACAAGACTGAATTCTACGAGGACCACGTTGTGTGGGATCGCTTTGCACGATACCCTCGCGTCAAGCGCTTTGTGGCAGTTCACCGACTCGAGAAGTTGCGAAGGAGAATACTGGTGGATATGCCGGTGGCAAGACATACCGTAAGGAATCGTATTTACGTTCCTGTCAGGTATCGTGTGGCTGAGTATAACGAGATCATGAAGAAGCGCTTTGATCCGTATAAGGGAGAGCCTATCGCTAGTGCGGGAGAGCTCTGCTATGTTTTGCGGAAGTGTGTGAATCAGGATCGAGATCGTCTAGAGGCAGTCCGTGGTATTCTGAAGAAGCGCTCGCGGATTATCGTGTTCTACAACTTCGACTACGAGTTGGAAGCTTTGCGTGAGCTGTCCGACACGTGTGTTGTGAAAGAGTGGAATGGACACAAGCACGAACCGGTGCCGGATGGAGACCGGTGGGTGTACCTGGTGCAGTATGCGAGTGGAGCAGAGGCATGGAACTGTACAGTCACGGATACGATCGTGTTCTACTCGCTGAACTATTCGTGGAAGGTGATGGAACAGAGTGAGGGGCGCATCGATCGGATGAATACTCCATACACAAATCTGTGGTATTACTTCCTCGAAAGTGAGTCTGCGATCGATCAGAGCATCAAGGCGAGTCTGTCACGGAAGAAGAAATTCAACGAAAAAGTGTTCGCAGACAGCTTTTGGAGCTGATTGGAACGTACTACTCGAACATACTACTGTGACACAAAAGTGTCACAAAAGTGTCACAGAGAGGATTTCTTTACCATTTCTTTACCTTTTGAGTAGGTGTTGTGTGTGACTTTTGGCCATTTTGTGCCATTTTTTTGGCACAGTGTGACACTTTTTTTTGAAAAGTGTCACAGGGTTTTTCGTTGCAATTGCAAGGAAAAGTCGATGTCTGTGCCATTTGTGACACTTTTTTTACAATTAAGTATAAGAAAAAAATTACGTTTTATAAAAGCTTTTGACACCCAGGTGGCACACAAAAGTGGCACACACACTACTCGAATGCTACTCCACCACAGATCTTCGGGGTCGGGGGAAGACTGTGGAGGTTCTGTTCACTTCGTAACAGATTGTCATATTTCCCCGACCACTCATACTCACAGTTTCTTCTGAGGTGTAGTATGTTCCAGACGCTCGAAAACTTGGGCTATAATAGGAGAGAAAGGCAAAATACGCCTTTTTCGACCCCCACCCCGGACACCAGAAGGAGCAAAAACAGGTGTCATCAATTTTGGAATCTCAGTACCAAGCTGAGCTCATCAAGAAGCTCAAGCGAATGTTCCCTGGATGTATCGTTCTCAAGAACGACCCGAACTACATTCAGGGGTTCCCGGATCTCACTGTGATGTTCGAAACACACTGGGCCGTTCTGGAAGTCAAGCGATCCGCGAGCGCACCGCTCCGCCCGAATCAGGAGCACTACGTCTCGCAAGCATCGCGTATGTCTTTCGGTGCAGTCATATATCCTGAGAATGAGGAAGAGGTTCTCCGTGCACTTTCACGACTATTCTTCTCTTAACGGAACTCACGCCATCTTGTCCGCCAGCAAGTACAGCTGGCTCAACTACGACTCTGAAAAGATGGCTGCGACGTTCCGTACCGCTCAGGCAGCAGCTCTAGGCACTCGCCTTCACGAGCTCGCTGCAGAACATATTCGTTTGGGCATCCGTATGCCCCGAAACAATGCAACGTTCAATCGATACGTCAACGACGCTATCGGTTATCGCATGACTCCCGAGCAAGTTCTCTTCTACTCAATGAATGCGTATGGCACTGCCGACGCAATTCATTTCGACGACAAGAAGAACTTCCTCAGGATCCACGACCTTAAGACAGGCACCGGACGCGTTAAGATGGATCAGCTCATGATCTATCAAGCGTTCTTCTGTCTCGAATACCATATCTCGCCATTCGACATCGAGAGTGAGCTTCGCATTTATCAGAACGATGATGTGATGATCCACTCTCCCGAAGCAAGCGATATTCGTTCCATCATGGATCGAGTTGTGGAATTCGACCAACTCATCGAATCACTCAAGGAGGAAGGCATTGGCTGAGGAACTCGCCCACTATGGTATTCTTCGTCGGTCCGGACGGTATCCTTGGGGATCCGGTAAGGATAAGTACCAGCGCTCTGTATCCTTCCAAGGTATGGTCGCAGACCTCAAGAAGCAAGGCCTCTCCGAAACGGACATTGCCAAAGCTTTCGGCATGACCACTTCTCAGCTTCGAGCGACCAAATCCATGGCCGCTAACGAACGCAAAGCTGAAGAGGTGGCTCGCTGTCTGAAGCTGAAGGAGAAGAACCTTTCGAATGTTGCGATCGGTAAGAAGCTCGGTCTTCCCGAATCTACCGTCCGCAATTATCTGAAGCCCAATGCCGATGCCCGACAGGATGCAGCCCGAACGACTGCAGATCTCGTCAAGAACGCAGTCGACAAGCATAAGTATGTTGAATTTGGTTCTGGTGTTGAATCTATTCTTGGAGTCAGCACCACTCATCTCAACACATCCATAGCTATGCTTGAGTCTGAGGGATATCGTGTCGAGCATGCACATATTCGGCAGGTGGGCACCAAGGACTCCACAAACATCAAGGTTCTGGTCGCTCCTGAGGTTACTCGTCGAGAGCTCATGGAACACCTCGGTGATATTCACACTCTGGGGGTTGCGGTTAAGCCCGACGGAACGAAGCTCGGTATTCAGAAGCCTGAGTCGTTGGATTCTTCTCGATTGAAGGTTCGCTATGCTGAAGACGGTGGTACTGCTATGGACGGTACCATCCAAATCCGTCGAGGCTGTAAGGATCTCAACCTTGGCGAGTCCAATTACGCCCAGGTTCGAATTCCTGTTGATGGTACCCACTACTTGAAGGGCATGGCATTTTACAGCGATTCCATGCCTCCAGGTGTTGATGTCATATTCAACACCAACAAGACTCGGGACACCCCGAAGATGGATACCCTCAAGAAGCTGAAGGATGACCCCGATAATCCATTCGGTGCAGTCATCAAGCGCCAGGTATTTTACAATGAAGGCGGAAAGGATAAACTCTCTCCACTCAACATTGTGAATGAGGAAGGCAACTGGAAGGACTGGAGTAAGACTCTATCCTCTCAGTTCCTGTCCAAGCAATCCACCCATATGGCCAAGCAGCAGCTCGACAAGGCAGCCCAGAAGCGTCATGATGAGTTCATGGATATCATGAAGCTCGACAACCCTGCGGTGCGAAAGCGACTTCTTGCCGATTTTGCAGACGGATGTGATGCTGATTCAGTAAATCTGAAAGCGGCATCGCTACCCCGTCAGTCATCCAAGGTTATTCTTCCAGTGCCTTCGCTGAAGCCCAACGAGATCTATGCTCCGGACTACCGTGACGGTGAGACAGTCTGTCTTGTACGATATCCTCATGGCGGTACGTTCGAGATCCCCACTGTGACTGTTAACAACAAGCACAAGGGCGGTCAAGCGATCCTTGGCAAGAACCCCAAGGATGCCATCGGTATCCACCCCAAGGTTGCGGAACGTCTTTCCGGAGCTGACTTCGATGGTGACACTGTGGTTGTTATTCCTGTCAACAGTCAGGTGAAGGTGAAGACTTCTCCGCCTTTGAAAGGTCTCCAAGGCTTCGACCCCAAGGCTGCATATCCTGGTTACCCAGGTATGAAGAAGATGGGTGAGAAGGAGAAGGGACGCCATATGGGTGTGGTGTCGAATCTTATTACGGACATGACTCTTGGTGGTGCGAGCGCCGAGGAACTTGCCCGTGCAGTTCGACACTCCATGGTGGTTATCGACGCTCCTAAGCATGGTCTTGACTGGAGGACTTCTGAAGAAGACAACGATATTCGTGGTCTTAAGAAGAAGTACCAGGGTGGACGTGGCGCAGCAACTCTTATTTCCAGGGCCCGAGGTCCCGTGTATGTGGATGAGATCCGCCTACGCAAAGCTTCGGAAGGTGGTCCGATCGACCCCGCTACTGGAAAGAAGGTCTATGTCAAGACAGGACGCCAGTATCTTGATAGGAAGACTGGTCAAATTGTCAAGGCACAGACCAAGACCCAGAGACTTAAAGTTACAGAAGATGCGCGAGATCTTATTTCCGATGGCAACCGTCCTATGGAAAGGATTTATGCGGATTATTCTAACGACATGAAGTCCCTGGGTAACCGAGCTCGACGGGAACTTATTTCTACTAAGATCCCCAGGAAGAACCCCGAGGCTGCTAAGAAGTACGCCACTGAGGTTGAGGAACTCAAGTCAGCTATTAAGTTGGCTTCTATGAATGCTCCCCGTGAAAGGCAAGCCCAGATCATTGCTAATGCAGTGATCAAGGCAAAGACTGCTGACAGAGACGTGTCTTCTGAAGAATATAAAAAGATCTCCAGACAGGCCATCTCAGCAGCCCGCCTCAGAACAGGGGCTTCTAGGAAAGAGTCCCTCATAGAGCTCACAGACCGCCAATGGGAGGCCATTCAGGCAGGTGCCCTATCAGCCTCTGCTATGGAGGCCGTGGTGCGCTATAGTGACATGGAGAAGCTCTCAGAAAGGGCCCTTCCCAAGACCAAGACCCCTGTGTCTGCTAGTGTAGCTAGTAGGGCTAAGGCCATGTCCCGTAATGGGGCCACTACTAGTGAGGTAGCTGACGCCCTAGGCATCAGTACTAGTACAGTACTAGAGCTAGTGAGGTGATGGTGTCATGGCTCTGTACCTAACGACTGACGACAATCCGTTCAGTCCTGTTGATGACTACGAACAGTGGTCGAAGTTCGATCGCGATCATGGCTACAACACTGATGCGTTAGTAGCAAGAATCGTTGGTCCAATTGACTTCGACCTCCCTGAAGTTGTCATCAATGATGCGTTTGATGACGCTATTCGTTGGATTGTTGAGTGGAATCCTACAGGAAACTACAAAATGATAAGCGAATAGCGACACCGGGGGGAGGGGTCTCGCATATTTCCCTCCCCCCACGCATCGCCGCCCCCTTATATTTTTCCCCG